CGTTCTACCTGAGGTTCCATGCATCTTAAGCGTAAGCTGAATTTCATCACCATTGTGGAACTTATCCAGATTATAGGCAACCTGCTCAGTATCTACATGTTCAAAGAAAGTCGGCGCATAGTTTACTTTAGCCTTCTTAATCTTTTCACCATGCCATTCTCCACGAGGATTACACTTAGGAATATACTTTTTACAGATTTCCTCACCATTGAGAACAGTAATCTGATCGCCCGGCTTCAGTTCACTAATGTTCGTGAACTCGGACAGACAAGTAATATTCAGATATAGTCCATTAGACTTTTCTCCACGCAACTTAATAGCTTTTACATTGCGCTTATCAGGATCCATATAACCGCCAATGTTATTGCCGTTTTCATCCTTCTTACGCACGAGGTTATTAATTTCGCAGAACTTTTCAGACAGCTGCAAATCGCAAGGGAAATATACACCAATATCCCCAATATGAGTATCAAGACCGACGATTACATCCTCTTCAAATACACGTAGAATCTGAAGGCGGTCAGCATTAGAGTGCGGCCGCAGATCTTTTACTTGTACAACAAAACCACAATGTTCGCTCATTTAAATCATCCTTTCTCTCTTTCTTACATAATAATTATATCATAATTTTAGGAATTATCAATCTTTAATCTTTTTGCAATTTCATCCAGTATTATACTACGCATACTGTCATACGCGGAAGATTCATTAGAATCAAAACGAATATAATCTAATAATTCAAAGTACAAACCTCTATTTGAAAACTGGTTTACTTTGTTTTTATATTCTTCATAAGTAGTCATATACATTTTCTTCCTTTCTTACATAATAATTATATCATAAATTTAGAAAATGTCAATTATCCATTTCTCTATGTTCAATCCGCCATTCACCAGTATCATCATCGCACCAAACAACTAAATTTACACGCTGCCCGTTTTTCAAACCATGTACATAGTTATGTGAATTATAGGATAGCGGGCCGATTTCTTCAATTGTATCCGCTGCGCCAGAATCAAGCACTAATTCATATATCGTATCTGATAAGTAATCTTTTAATTCATTGCTCATTAATATAAATCCTCACTAAATAATTCTTGAATAGTAGGTTCTGTAATATAAGGATTAATTTGATCGTGGAGATAAGCATGTTTCCACGCCTCTACTCTATTATAAAAATTATCATGCTCATCAAGGAAACCCTGATCATTTTGATTGCTTTCAAAATCATCCTTAGAATATCCAAGTTCTTTTAGAATATAGAATGCATCACAATGACGATGCACAGGCAGGATAATTTCTTTATTTTGTTTCTTATCATAAATACGAACCGCCGCGCTAGTAATCATTATTATTTCTCCTCTGTCGTAAAGAAGAATTCAGTCCATGATCCGACATCATACCAAGTTCTATCATTTTCTGTCCAAGTTCTAATATAATAACTAACAAACGGAGTCTTTTTATTCTCATTCGCTTGTTTAATAAAATCGTTAATAGAACGATATACATCTGCTGTAGTTTCACAATAAGCAATTTGTCTCTCTATTCCATTATGATTCTTGAACCATAGAGTCATTTTTCTTTTCCTCACTTTCTTGTATTATTCCATCGTAATTAAGCTGCATTTTGGTTAAAATCTCAAAACCACATTGTGGGCAATTAATATAGGAATTTGCATGTATATCTTCTGGTTTATAGCCTAGCAATGCACCGCAATTATTACAGCGGCAAATTAATCCATAGTATCTTGGGCTTAGTATAATCATACCACTTTACAGTACCATACAATAGTACATTTTTCTCCTTTTACTTCCTTATGTGCTTTTACTTTCATTCTTAGCTTAAAAGCCATACCAACTTCAAAATTTTTGGTGCCTGTTTCCCATATATACATATTACCTTCGGCATCACGCATATAATGCGTATGCTTTTCTCCAAAGTGGTCCTCGCGCGTGATATTTTCTTTAACAACGATTTCTTTTTCAAGCCAATCATTTTCTTTTCCTTGGTAGGTGCTATTACTAGTAACACTCCCATTAAGAAGATTACTGACAAGCTTGGCAACTTCTTCATGCGGTTTCATCCTATCTTCATAATCTTGCACTTGCTCCCACTTCAATTGAATAGGTTCAATGCCATTTAAAACTTCGGGCGTGGGAAATTTACTAGGAGTATAATACCCAAAAGTAGTATTACGCCAAATATTAGTGCGGTCATTTTCAGCCCACCTCTCTACTACTCGTTCGTCTCCTTTATATAAAGTAATATAACCTTTTTCATCAAATCCAAAAGCATGGCGAGCATTGAAATCCATTAGATTGTTTTTAACTGGTTCATTAGGATACATGCGCTGATACTCTGCGTCAGAATACCAACGAACTTTTTTAAGTCCCTTTGTCGTAAGTACGTTTACATATAAACGCTTGTTTTCTTCAAATGGCTCACCTTGCTGTTCCAAGTTTTGATACGTCTTAGCAACAGGCATTTGACTTCTCCTCGTTTTCTTTAGTCAGCATTTGTCTATATTTCTCGCGCAATTCTTCATTAGTATATTCTTCATAAGAGGTAAAATGATACTGCCTCATAATCTCTTCAACCAGATTTTCAATCATTTCCTTATCCATTTTAATTATCCCCTTTCCCTCTTTCTATAAAAATTATAACATAAATTTAAAAAAAGTCAAATGGTCATTCGACCATTTGACAAAGTTGAAAGGAAGTGAATTTTTGGTTTGGTACTGCGTCTACATAATCCAATAAAGGAATCATATAGATTATAGGGTCATTTTCAAGTTGGTATACACATCGTAGCTGTTCTACTAGAGGGTTTCCTGCTTTTGCCATTGCCATTCCTTGCTGGGCAATAGCTGGGATATCTTGTTCTTCGATAATTTTCTTATTCCACATTTTATTCTGCCTTTATATTAATATAATTTAATACTTCTTTCATTCCTAATCCACCTTCATCCCAAGGCTTCATACAATATTCCCATAATTTAGGATGCGTTTTCTTTAATAGCTAGAAACGATTTGGTTCTTTTTCCATATGGCATCCAAATGCACAGAAAATGCAGCCAGTGCGATCTTCACCAGTTGTTTCTAACTTACCTTTACGATTTTTCTTTATTTCACCATAAACTGATGCATATGGCAGGTTCTTATCTTGAATATATTGTAAAATATCTTGCTCTGTCCAAAATGATAAAGGACGACTAATCGGTTCAGCGGTATTAAAAGCATTGCAGCCCTGCTGAAGCCATATATTGCGGCGACTAATTGATTCTTCGGCGAGAGTTCCTATAATTGGATATCGGCCCGTTTCTTTTTGATATTTATGTGCTGGTTGTTTTTTCATAACATCACAGCAATAGTCACTAATATTAAAAGGTGCATCAACTAAGTATGCCCATTTACCATCCCCAAAACCAAACGTCTTGGTAGGAATTTCTCCGCGTAATGTTTTCGCGCGAACAGAATTGGGATCACGTTTAGCGGTATATACATATCCTGCTATACGTTTACTAATAATAGGATATCCAAATTCTTCTATTACCTATCTAAACGAACGATTCGGCCGCCGAATTTCTACATTATCTATAGTTTTAACGAATTCTTTTAATTCTGGATATTCCAAGCCAGTATCAAAAAATACCGCAGGAATGTCAGGATATAAAGAACGAGCGATATCCAATAAAACAGTGCTGTCTTTTCCGCCGGAGAAAGATACGTATACTTCACCATTGAAGTGATCGTAAAATTCTCGTATTCGTAATTCTGTTTTTATGATTTTTGCTTCTAATGGCAACGCCTAAGCCTATTTTAAATCAGTTGCAGTAAATAAAGCCATTATTCTTCCCTCACTATAAAATCAAATGGCTGTTTATTCAACCATTGTTCTGAATATTTATTTACATTATAATAATAATACTCACCGTCTGATACATATGCATGTTCAAGATTCTTATCAAAGTCTTCGCTTTGAATAAACTCAATATACTTTTCTTTAGGCATTAAATAACCGTACTGCGCCATCCAGTCTTCTACTGGGACTGCTTCTAGGAATAAATCATTAATTTCTACATCATGCAAATATGGTACTTCTTCAGCATCCATATAGTCTTTAGGGATAACAAATATAAACAATCCCTTTTCAGTAAGTTCTGGCGACATTTGATTTGTAAGTTTTCCAACGCACCATTGTCCATTGTGTTTATATAGGACGCGCATTCCATCGTGAATTTTTAGATCCATTATGTCTCCTCTTATAAAATGTATTTAATATAATAATGCATTAATTCATATTGCATTGATTCAATTAGTTGCAGTCCTTCTGTTTCAATTGCTTGCTGGCTAGCTGTTTTTTTAAACTCATTGCGGCAATCGTCTAAGAGATTAGCAATATTTTCACAGCCATCATTATAATATGCAGTATTAGATTCTAGCGTATCTCTTTTAGCATATAAAGCTTCTTGATAATTAAGAGGTAATAGTTTAAGTAATTGAGATGCGCTAGTAAAATTCAAAAAGTTATTTTTCATACTATATAAACGTAAAGCATGTGAATAACGTTTTCCAGCGGGCATATTACGCTTAGTAAGCTGATGCGCCATTCCGGCCATTGCGTATAGCATATGAGAATAATTACAATGTACCATTTTATTTAAGATATATTCATTGTTTAAATATTTTTCCAAAATAGCGGTATATTTAGGTTCATAATATTTATAAGTTCCAACAAAGCATTCAACACTATTTGGAGATGTTTTCTTAAGAAGATTAAGCGCAAGACGAATATCTTTATACATACACTTGCCATCTTCGACTTCAAATTCACCGCTATATGGCTCGCGCGCGGTTGATAAATCTTCAATAGTAGGAAAAACAAATGTAAAAGTATCAATATCGCTATTAGTATTATCTAAACAATAATTTTGACTACCAATTAAGACAGTCATTACTACTTCATATCCTTTATCTTTGACCCATTGATGGTGCCTTTTAACTGCTTCTATAATATCCATCATCTTCCTCCTTATAAATTAATTATATCAGAAAATATGAAAAAAGTCAAGCAATTGATTGCTTGACTTTTCAGAAAGAGAGAATTTATAGAACACTAGAAATTGGCGCATAGCGCTCCCCTTCTAGTACAGTTCGCATCATTTCGACTCCATCTTTACCTGAAAGCACTCCTTCAAGCGCGCTCATAGAGAAGCCGCTGCAATAGGAGAAACCCGGGCCAATGGCTGGTATATTAGGCTGACGAGCATCGAGATTCCAAAAGATTACCCTTGGTGCGGTATATCCTGCCCACATCCACTCTTTAGTTTTAGCTTCAATGAGCGTATCAATCTGTGAGCGATTCATAGGACGAACACGACCCCAGCGATCAAGGGAACGTGCGCCGCAAGTCAAGCCATCATCGAATTCCATATCTGAAAATATGTAAATCGTTTTAGGCATTTCGGAATCTGGCACATGATTACGCAGACCAGTCTCCAACAGCATATCAAATACTGCCTCAAGATTCGTATTCTGTCCCCAGTCTGCATCTACTGCACGCTTGAATTTATCATAGATATCGACGCCTTTAAATTCAACAAGCTGTGGATTGGCGCTAAAGGTAATAAAGTGATTCTGGAACGGGCCTTTTCCACGTTCAGCAATGTATGCGCCCATAGAAACCGCGGCTTCCATAGGAGTACCGCTCATACTGCCGCTGACATCAACTACTGCAATGCCAGGCTCTTCACGGCCATTGTAATAATCTTTTAGATTATCCCAATACTTCTGCCACGCCTGACGCTCAGTAGCAGAGGGAGTGCGCCATGTACTGAGAATCTGATGCGCGATTTCGACAGGATTCAGTACACTTGCATTTACTTTAGCGTCCTTGCGGGACATAAATTCAGCATAGCGCTCCTTAGTTTCCTCGCGGCGCATAAAGGCATTCTTATAGAGAAGTCCTGCGCGAGAAGGTAGATGATCGAATGCAATCTGATTCCACCGATTCTGGCTCATAAGAGTTTCAACCAGATGGCAAGCTTTACGACCTTCAGAAAGCATTTTACGATACTCACGTTCGGTCATACCAAATTCGCGCACGAACTTACGCCCACGAATCTTACTCTCTTTAGAAGAGGCATTGATCGAAGGCATCCATTTATAAATAAGATGATCTTCATTCTTATCAAGAACACGGAAAATATATCTCATCATTGCGTCTTCGCATGGCGTATCAAATAGTTCAAAAAGGTCATCATAACGACCATAAGTTGCCACCAGAGGAATTAGGTGTTCCATCTCCCGCTCATAATGAGTAGCTAGCCACTTAATACAGACGCGGAAAAATCGTCTTTCGCCTGCGCCACCGCGCACGTCGCGCAGATAGAAGAGGCACTTCAGTGCGAGAGTAGCATTCTCTTCATATGCCTGCTTAAACATATTAATAACATCATCGTCTGAACGATTCCGCATAGAACCGCCCATAGCAAACATATCTAGCACCTTATTAAGCGTGGTGACGTGGGTAATAGCGCCATTTTCGGTAAGCGCATAGTTAGTATCCATTTTCAGATTCTTTAGTAGTTCGTTCATTTTCTTTCTCCTTTTCATCTTAGCCTTTAACAAGGCCGTAGGTTTTCTTTATATTTATATTATATCATAATTTCAGAGGAAGTCAAATGTTTAAGTTCTTCAATAAAATCCTCATATTTCTTCAAATAATTAGAATCAATTTTAATGATTTCATAGCTATCAGCATAATCGCCACCATCATGCTCAATAGAACCATACCATCCTGGGCCAGTATATTTTTCCCAATTTAGAATGTTTTGTTCCCATTCGGTATAATACAAATAATCCCAATCTTCTTTACATGTAACATTAAAAATTCTCATCCAAGTTTCATCATCAGGAAGGGAAATACCACTTTCTGCCACATAACGTGTACCAGCCAGCGCAACTGCATCATGTCTGATTGCACTAGCCTTATCATAATGATGAGTTCCATCTATAGATACATAAACTGGCCTAGAATTAATTACTGATTCATATTTAATCTGCATCTATTTCCCTCTTATTCCATATATCTTCTTTAATCTGATCCAAGTTTACTGGATAGCAATTATGAGCATCCATTTCTACATGATAACACATTTTATCCCAATCTGCCCACTTATCTTTGGTATGGCTGTGGCCACAAAGATTAGCTACTTTGCGCCAAGCCTCGTTATTTCCGGTCAAAGTGGGATAATGCGATAGGTAGAAACTCCATTTTCCACTCTTAATAACAGTAGCATAAGAATCCCTTTCTGTGCCGAGAAGCTGGATTTTGGGGCACGCGGGTAGGATTTTTCCTATCTTTCCTAAAGTATCGTGATTCCCGAGAATCCATATTTGGTGTCCCTTAAGCCGCTGCAGATAAGGAATAGCAGTATCAACATCACTAAGAGCAATATCACCTAGATTATAAACAAAATCTTCGTCTCTTACAACCGAGTTCCAACGTTCCACGATAGCTTCGCACATTTCTTCTGTAGAAAAGAAGCCACGCGGTTCGTATAGGAACGGTTTGTTATGCATTAAATGCAAATCAGAAGTAAACCAAATATCTCCCATTTTATGACTCCTTCCAGTAGGGATCCATCATAAAGGAGAAATCTCCTTTCTTATCTCCTACTTCAATAATTTCCGTGGCGCGGCGATCTTCTTCAAGAGTCGGCGCCTTAAAGGAGCGGAACATGCCACGAATTACATCAGGGCCTACATAAGCCAAGCCCTCGCGCGTTGCGTCCCGCTCACAACATTCAGTATACAAGGTATAGAATACGACATACTTAATTTCATAATCTACGCCAATGCGGTCAAGCGCATTGGTAAGCTTCTTGCGCGAAAACTCATTAAGATGAGTAGCATCTGCAATTACATCAAAACCATAAACAAGAGTCTGCGCCAAGGTGCCTACAAACTTTTTGAAAACTTCCTTTTCATGGGCAAAATAATCTTCGCCTTCTTTAAGCATAGAAAATCGAATCTCATCACGAGAAACATAACGAATATCCTGCTCACTATGCTCTGCAATGAAAGCATCGCTCCAAGTGCTTTTGCCACAAGCGCTCGGGCCGCAAAGAATATATAAAATCGCCATTAGTAATTCCTCCTAAGAATAAACTGTGCATGAGTATGTAATGTAGGAATAAAAAATAGATTTTTCCAAGCCTCTGTGTAATATGGAAGTTGATAATGTGTCTCAAAAATGGGAGTATAATCACCAACTAAGTCAATGAGATCTTTTAACATCCAACTAAAATAATCCTCTTTCATTTCTTGTTCCCAGCCGTTATCTTTCCATTGATATTTCATAAGAAAATGAATAAAATTGCGCCAGATTGCAATAGTACTATGTTCTTTTTCAAATTCTTTAATATATTTTGGATCAATATTAAGCTGGCTAATGATATGCTCACGCTGAGTAGTAGTTACAATATTTTTATTATAATCAAAGTACATATCTCGAATAGTAATGTACTTCGGCTGCAATTCTTCAATAAGGCGCCGGATAGTTTCTTTACCGTCAGGACTAGAGGAAAAAACCTCATGTAACACAGAGGAAAAGTTAATGCAGATTTCATCAGGCCGATAATGCTGTTTTGCCATAGCAATCATATCTTCAAAACTATCATGTCGATCTGCAAAAGTTCTTTCTTTATGAAAGAAGAAGGTATTTTTATCCGCAGGAGACTCAAGTTTAGTCCAAGCCTCAACAATCAGATCATCGTTAATGTCATAACCGTAGAAAGTAGTATTGGGAAACAGCGGCGCGAGCATACGAATCATAGCACCATCGGCGCATCCGAAGTCAATAACAAGCTTCGCGCCGATGATTTTATCCATAAAGAAAGCTTTATCCCATACCGACTTACTCATTTCTTCAGTATAAATATCAAAATTCATTTTTACGCTCCTTCGTATATTCTTTCGGCATTTTGCCATATAGGATAAACTCAATCGAATTCAGAGGATTAAAATCAGTAGTGCGCGAATGTGTTACTTCTGGGAAACCAGTATGCTCGTTATATCCATGAATATGAGCGTCATACTTATCATATTCAATGTTATTTTCCATTTTCTCTCTCTCCTTCCTTACATAAAAATTATACTATAATTTTTAAAAAAAGTCAAATAAAAAAATGGCGACAAGTATAACTTGCCGCCGATTATGATTGCCAGTCTTAATGGGGCGACTTTTGCTAAAACGCATTATCCCACTGGCGCCGTAGGGTGGCGAGTTTAGGTGCCGCCGCCTACACACCTATGATACACGGTCGTTATTAGCAGAGTGACCGGTACCTCTGAGGCCGATTTAACGAGCTGGCCGCGTACTCGATGACACTCTCAAACCCAATTCTGCCGGATGCATCTAACCTGAGTGTCCTTTCCATACTTCCACATGCCTGTGACCTTTCAGCTGGTTATAAGGTGCTTCGGGCAAACATATAAGCCAAAGGAGTTATTAGCTGTCGCTTATATGCTGATATCCCTGGTCCCTCGCCTTAACCCGTAAGGTTCATTTATGTAACCTACACCGACACTTATTTATCACGCAAAAGCGCTTGCGGACGGATTGCACGGGTACGTCTCCGGTGGGCCTCCTATCTTCGTATGGGGTTACCAATATTATTAATCTTCCCTAAAAGCGCAGTCGATTTCTTCTTTGGAAAGACAATAATCCTCTTCATCATTATACATTATTTCTTTCAAATACAAGTCAAAAACATCGCTATGACCATAGCTTGTCACTACATGATCTGCAGCCTGACTCCACCCATTAGCGGCTACAATACCTTCATCGTAAGTTTCTTTATCCCTATAACTATCATACCAACCAACTTTATACTTATAAAACATTATTTATGCTCCTTTCGATAGTCGATGCGATTTTCGCGCACATCAGGAACCTCTTCCCAGACTTTGCAATCTTCAATAATAAACTGATTAAAATCGTGCCAGAATCTCCAATCCATATCAAGGCCATTATACCAACCATAATGCTGTCTACCAGTCTTACGATCGTGCATAATAATCTCAACATACATCATCATACCGCTATTATCCTCAAACTTATGAATAAAAGTTCTGTTTTGAGAAATATAAAAGCGACCAAGCCATAGTTCGTCATCTTCAATACACTTATTTACATAGCGGCAATACTGATTAAACCAACGTTGATGGTTCTTACGCTTATGAGATTTCATACTGTACTTACGCATCTCTATCTCTCCTTTCTGTATTTATATTATACCAGAAATTTTCGATAAAGTCAAACATTAGGATGCCACTCTTCAATTTCATACCCATGTTCTTTAAACCAACGTTGTACCATTACGCGTTCACTACAAGGATTGGTTGGGACTTCATAGAAGAGAAAGGCAAAATCTACATCTGAAAGATGCTCATCGCGGCAAATCTGTGTAGCAAGTTTTCCTAAACTATTTTGAATCGTAATTGGATTAATTTTATCGAGTTGAATTTTATAATTTTGGAGGAATAAGCAATCTTCTGGGTGCTTAGGATTGCATTTCCCGTTACACAAACCATCACAGCTATGTCCCGGCTTAAAAGGAGGACAATCGACACATATCACTCCACGCGCGTCTTTCCCTATTTTTCTCCAGCGCGGGTTCCATATAGTTGTTGAAAGGCCAATTAGGTTTTTGGGGAAGTTACGCACTTGCGCCCAATAAGATGTGTAAAGTTTCAATATTCTGCCTCCCATCCTTCAAACTTAGGTTTTCGCGCGAGTTCAAACTTCTCTTCTTGCTGATTCCATAGAAAGTACCAATATTCGCGCCGAGAAGGAAGTGAATAAAGACCAGGTTCTACCTTACAAACCTCTGCGGCTTGAGCATAATAATCTTGCAAGTCACACCAGTTTTCTTCTACTGCGCGAATAGCGACATCTTTTTCGTAGTAAAAACCTACTCGTTCTCGAAGACCACAACTTGGAAGCTTCTTAGAATCCAAATGCCAAGGTTCACTCATTACATAGATTTCATAGATTGGAGTTTCATCTTTAGCCATACTTACCTCCAATTACTTTTCGGAATTCATAAGAATACGCTGATGCTCGATTGCATCTTCAATATGAGAATGGTCATATGTAGTACCATCGGTGCATTCCCAAGTTGCGGCAATAAGTTTCAGATTGCGCTTAATCTTATTGCGCTCAGTGGCAGACATAAACTGTCCTGTTACTGGATTTGCATGTGCTTCAGGTACAAGGTCTTTAAGGCGCATTCTGCACCAACCCTGACCGCATTGCCCTGCTTGGTCTGTATCATAGCATAGTGCATAACTGTGATTATCAATCACTACATACTGATAAACTTCATAACGTTTGCCATTCTTACGATGATACATAATTTCCATTTCTCAGATACTTCCTTTCTTTATTTAAGCAGTCCCTGTTGGAATCGGACCAACACGTGTGGAGTCATGGTGCCAGATTGGAGAGTTGAACTCCAAATACCCTATCTGACAAGTCCACTGCGCTACCATTACGCTAAGGGACTATAAATGCGGGTGAGGATTTGAACCTCACATAGTTGGCTACCCGCTCAATTTAATGGCAAAATGTCACCAACCTCGCGCAGCGTCTACCCATTTCGCCACCGCATTAGCGACACTAGCACGGCTCGAACGTGCATACCCTTTCAAGTAACCGCAGATTAGCAATCTGGTGCGTTACCATTCCGCCATAGTGTCATTTTATTATTAAGAATACCATTTTGGCATCTGTTCAAATATAGCTACACCTTCAGTATAACCTAAAGAGTGTAAACATCTTACCATTAAATCATCAGCACGCACATGGGCACCTTCTTCATCATATACATCATTGTCTAAATCTTCTGCGATTTTTTCCATCCGTTTAGCAAATTCTTCTTTAGTCATACTAATATCCTCTCTAAAATAGTAAAACGCCGCGGAAGAGTTGCGGATACTACTCGGCCTCTTTCAAATAGGGCTCTTCCACCATAAGGTTCCCAACGCGGCAATCTATTAGCGCCGAAGCGCGAATATTTAATTAACCTAGGCCATTTAAATTTGAAGGACTTGAACCTTCTCAAAAATTTATTAAAGCAAATTTTCTTTATCCTGTTATAAAAAACTATGCTGTAATGGCCTAAACTAGACAGCTTCATAATTAATTGCTCTACCAATTGAGCTACTTCTCCAATGGAGAAGATTGGATTTGAACCAATGACGCATTCTTTCTATGTAAGCAAACTGCTGTAACTGTCTATAATGTCGAAGATGTGCGATTCGAACGCCTATTGCTGCTCCCGAAGCAGCCGTGTTACCGTTACACTACATCCTCGATAAACGCGGCATAAGCCGCGCAAGAAGGAGATGATTACCATGTTACTTTTGCAACAAACTTTTTAGTTGCCTCTTCTTTAAACTTTTTCTCTCCTTTTACACTATTATTATATCAGAATTTTTACTCATTGTCAAGCATTTGATCTTCCATTTCTTCGATACGTTTTTCATCTTTTGGCGACCAATTTTTTGATGGCGCATAATTTCCATGGATTTTGCGCCTGTGTCCACGATTATTTGTTTTTCTATAGCGCGAGCACACACCACAAGAGCAATGAATTTTAAATGAGTCATATTTATTAAACTCATTAAAATAATCATCTTCATGATAAACTTCTTCAGTAATGCGTTTATGCCGCAAAGCGTGTCTCTTATGCTGATACCTTAGATAACCTCGATTATCATGCATATGCATCAACTCCATCTGATATAATGCGCCAAGAGGAAGTGCCGACCTCCATTCCTGTTACAGAACCAATCCGCTTCCAACGGATGCTCAGGGCCGCCTGAGTTCTCTCGGCATATGGCGACCACCTGAGGTATCGCGCCCCATGCCCTTTAGCACGCACCGCTTTCGAGGCGGGCCTAGTAACTTTACTAGTTAAGTGGTCAATAAAGAGATTCTATCTTTTTTGGTTCCGGATTATACCATTTTTTATGTGCTCCGCAATAAGGACAATATGAATATAGTTTAGTAATCTCTTGTTCGAAACTAAAACTTCCGTCTGGCTTTCTCTTATTGGAAGAACAAGCATATTCAAATCCACATTTGCAATGAGCATATAAAGCTATATCGCCTAAATATTTCCTTATTTCCCAATGATGGTCTATACCACGCCCTTTTCTCATTCCATATACCTCACAGGCTTATCATGTAAAATCGCATATTCAATTTCACTACGGGTACTCGCGCCGATGTACTTATCTTTATTAATTACAAAGATTTCATCCGCCATATCAATCTTGCGCTTATGAATATCATCGAGCATTTCTTTTTGCTCAGCAGTAAATACATCACCAGCATGGCCAAAGCATCCCACACTAATAACTATATTACCCTGAAGAGTTAGCTCTTTATTGATACGTTCAAAGTCTTCTTTGAAGCGCGTACTGCCGCATAAGGTTACTACATTGTACTTGCCTACCATATTATCCTCCAATAAGAGGCTTGAATGGGAGTCGAACCCATCTACCAAGTTTTGCAGACTTGTATCTAACCGCCTGATTCTCAAGCCTATATAGTGTGGAGATACGGGGTGACGCTCCCCGGCCTGAAGCTTGCAAAGCTACTGTTCTACTGTTATACTATATCCCCATAAGTGCCCGGGGTGGGAGTCGAACCCACAAAACCACGGCTCTGAACCGCGTACATATGCCAATTCTGTTACTCGGGCATAACAGCACTTTGGAATGGTGTTTTTCGCCCCAATTACAGAGGTCCGGCCTCTCTAACCTGTGCTATTATTTTCGGAATTATTTCTTGTGCTACCGATTGCACACTTTTTAAATCGCTCCAATAAATTAAATTGTTAGTAAATAATGAGCAGGAGCTTACTCGTTGCGCCTCAATGTTTTGCATATTATTTTAATTTTTGGCGCAATGTTTATCTTCTCTATGCGAAACCCACGGACATTATATCGCTTTATTTAGTGCACTGGGATAAATAAGATAAACATAAGTACCCGTGAGAGGGATCGAACCTCCAAAATACTGGGTTTGAGCCAGTCACATATACCTGTTCTGTTACACGGGCATAAAACAAGACTCATTTTGTAAGATTGATTAAAAGTCAATGACAAAAAGAATTTGCTGTATGAGTCTTTAAGCAGGAGAGCCTGGATTCGAACCAGGACGAGCGGTTTTGGAGACCGCGCGACTACCGTTATCTTACTCTCCTATACAATCTCGCCGCAGTACCACGTTCATAGAATATTTTACGACCGCTATTGCGAGACATTCGGTCGTGGTCGGGCATTCTGGAATCGAACCAGAAACCTCAGACTTATCAGGTCTGTGCGCTAACCAATTGTGCCAATGCCCGGAAGCTTCCCCTGTGCCAAAGCTATATACGTAACGGGCCACAGGGAGACCGACTACACACATAATGTATGTACTCACGTGATATCTCTATCTTTGCATCATTAAGGCTTTTCATCCCAAGTGTATATATCGTTTCAACTTGCTTGGGCTAGAGATTGCCGCCACCTTTCCGCGCTTTGTAGTCACAGCCATGTCAGGTGGATTGCGTAATTTCCTTCTTACTGAAATAATTATACTATAAATTTTATTAAATGTCAAATATACGATTTATGCCGACATCGTGAAACGCCTGTCTCATCTTATTTCACCCACGCATGACAGTATGTTGGGAAGTTGGCGCCACCGGCTAGAGTCGAACTAGCATCCTCTGCTTTTTCAGAGCAGTGTACAGACCGCTTATACGACAGTGGCATAATATGGGTGATACGACAGGACTTGAACCTGCAATGTCTGGAGCCACAATCCAGCGTGTATACCATTCCACCACGTACCACATATGGTACCCTGTATAGGAATCGAACCTATGACACACGGCTTAGAAGGCCGTTGTTCTGTCCGCTGAACTAACAGGGCATAAGTGCACGTGGTGAGAATCGAACTCACGATACCCGGTTTAAAAGACCGGTGCCATCAACCACTTGGCTACACGTGCGAGTTAATTAATAAATCTCCTATGTTTTCGTTTCATTATAATCACCTTCATAATATATTCTAAGTACCCGCGATAGGAGTCGGACCTGCAACCTCGAAATTAAGAGTTTCTTGCGCTACCATTGCGCCACGCGGATATATTCCGTGGCTCTTTTACTTCGCCACGGCGAAGGTTATTCTCACTACCGCGAACAACTTTAAAGGGCGTCCATAGTGTCCATACTATCACTGGCTATTATAGGATTTGGTACCCGCTGACGGACTTGAACCGCCGACATCTTCCTTGTAAGGGAAGCACTCTCCCAGCTGAGCTAAACGGGCATATAGTAGATTTGGGATTCCACCCCGTGGTCTACCACACCACACCTCTGCTATCTTGATGAGCTAAAGCGACACGTCTACGCATGAGGCACTAACATAAGGCGACAAACATTTTACGCAGTTTTCCCATACCTGCAACCTTAACCTACCTGGGTCTAACGTTATACACCGGTGTTGTGTCACGGATTTCTTTCCACCCGGCTTAGTCCTACGGCTATTCTTTGGAAGGGGAATAGCACCCAGAGCCATCGAAGAGACTTGAACTCCTGACCCACACACTTCTTTATGTGCCACTCTACCAACTGAGCTACGACGGCATAAAGAGCGGAAAATCCGCTCAAGGAAAGTTACTAAAGCTTAGGGCCATTCTCCAAGGGGCATTCCAAGTCCTGCGCGCTCAACATTGGTATTATAGAATACACCTTCAGTTGCAGGCCCAGTCAGAAGCTCACTGGCAATTGTCTCATATAGAGTACTAATTACTCCATGGCAATCATTTAGATTATCAGCCGCGAACTGTACAACACAGTTGTTGAATACAACATAAGTAGTACCAATCCACTGATATCCTTCTTCCGCGGGGCATACAGAATATGCATAGGCAGGATTCTTGGCAAAAGCAGTATCAAACAGCTCAACCTTACTCTTAAAGGTGCGGTTGCTTGGAACGCCATCAATCATGATCTTTAGTGTTACATTACCAAAACCTACTTCATCTGGTAGAATCTGGCATAGGGCTGCAACCTTGTCTCCGTTGTTACAGGAGAGAACAACAGAAGGATGTTCACCACTAAAGTCAACATTGAAAGCAATCTGCGGATCGCCATCAAATAGAGCTTCTAGCTTCCTTACTAGAATAGTCCATGGGGGAAGAATCTTTAGTCTTGGTTCATTCATATTATAGGTACCTCCAAAATGAATTGCGCTTTTCGCGCGAAGCCTCCAGCCGACGATTCGAACGCCGATTTTGTGGTCACGTCTCCAATACTTATCCTTCTACCTCCATTAAAATTTTTTCTACTTCATAATCTGAAGCATAGTGTACTATAGAGGATGCATTGTTCTTTGGCGCTACAAAACGTAAAGTTTTTCGTGTACTACATTCAGTAATGGGAATGAGATACCCTTGTCCATTCCAATTGGTATAAAAATAATCAATTTCAGTATCTAAATATTTTCGATGATTATCATATTGTCCTTGTTTAACATTTCGAGTAGAGCGACATTCAAATGTTACTCCCGAAATATCTTCATCAATTGGATGGCAACTTTTACATTGAATACGAATAAACTTACCGTTTATATCTGCTACAAAATCATATCTACAAGGAGAAATTGGTTGACTTACTACAATACCTAATTTAGTAAAATCTAATTGGCATTGTAATTCAGTTATTGTGCCTTTTTGTATTGTATCCATATTTTTCCTAGGATAAGTTTAGTGACGTAGCCACACGTTCTGTCCCTTAGACTAGCCGGAGATAATGTGCTACCTTCATGGGCCGTGGTCCGCATGCAGAGCCTAAGCGTGAACCCTCTCGCAGTAGTAGCACGGGATGCGTCAAATCCATCCACTGGGTTGTCAGCTGAACAACAATCGTACCTCTCGTGAGATTCGAACTCACACTGTATGCGTTCTTAGCGCACTATCTCTGCCAATTGGATTAGGGAGGCAAATTACAGGAATTAGTTTCACACTACCTGCTCGTGTGCCACGTCTTTTCAGCTGCTAACTGGAGGCCCGTGTGGTGGGTCTGGTGCGCCGGGATGGGATCGAACCATCCGAGTCATTGACAGCGGTTTTACGGACCGCCCCGCTACCTTCTACGGACTACCGACGCATAAATTTTCAGATGAAGCCGATCGCTCTTCACTTTAACGGAACTGTTACCTTCCGGATCTGTCTCGCAGTATCTTGCGCTCACGCTGTTCATTATAGTCCCTGCTTGTGAGACCCCAGGACTATTACCAACCACTCGCGTCCCACCGCCTTCTTCAATATCACTTATAGGTAATAACGCTTACGCTCCCTCTTCGCTGATATTGTCATGCGCCAAAGCCTTGTCCGTTGGTAGAGAGCCCCCACTCGGATGCGCGCCGAGGTTTATCGCTTACGAAGCGATTGTACTAGACTGCTGTACGATAGAGGCAAATGGGAGAAGTCAGTCATTCCTAATGCTCCCTGGAGTTCAATTTATATCCCGCCTAAAAATGACACTCATCGGCGGCGTACAAGAAAGTTTTCTTTCTCGGGATCTCTCCCCTTGGTACATAAATATTATAACAAAATTTTTATTAAAAGTCAAATATTAATCGAAGCAATCTCCAACATGATTAATTATTACTTCTATACCCAATGGAGTACCATAATCATTAATAGAAATAAGTTTTTGCCACTTGCCTTCATGGCCTTCCGGTTCTATATAAAGCCATACTTGCCCCTGTTCATCTATTTTTGTTTCCTTAACTTCTTTCGCAATAGCTGGAGGAAGTGGTGGAATAGTAGGAGTAGGGGTAGGAGTTGGTGTTGGACTCGGCCGCGGAGTTACTGTAGGAGTTTCGGTTACGACTGTGGATGTCTCGGTTGGAGTAGGAATTATCGTTGGAGTGGCTGTCGGTATCGTAGGTGTCTCTGTTGGTGTAGGCGTAGGCGTTGGTGTTGGAGACGGAGTAGGTGTAACAGAATACTCAACCGCTGGTAGCGGGAAATCGCTAATCTTTGTATCTTGTGGTGTATACAAAGTCGCAGTTGTGTTTGTTAAAAGTGGAATCCCACCTTGTGATCCGTTGAAATCATATTGTCCATATTCGCCTGCCGCTGTTTGCGGATTACTTAACTTAATACTATAATGCAATTCTACAGAATCGCATAGTAATAGATTAGTATTAATAATCCACTCGAAATAATCATTCTCTTCCTCACCGTGATATATTAACGTAAATAGTTCTCCAAAAGAGAATGTTACATTATCACTAGTGGTCGCATCAATGCGTTCTCCATTCCAAATTACATAAAGTCTACTAGCATCTGGAATAAAGTCCATATCATATTCATTACCTAAATTATCAATACCAGAGCCCATATAGTCCTTTACATAACTACCTGTAGTAACATACGATATTTCTTTGCCAATATTACTTAAAGAGAAACTTCTGCCGCCATTCAAATATTGCATAAATGACTGGGCATATTGGCTTGTTCTATAAGAGAAATCTTCGCTATCGACATAAACTGCATAGCAATTGAAGCCTTTATGCTGTGCATCGACATAAGACATCATAGCATAATACAGTGCCACATCTGAAGATACAGCATGAGCAGCCAAATTGCTCCTAATATAGCTAGTCGCATTATTATAATAGTTACGAGGATCCCAATCCCATCCATGTTCATACAAATCGCCATCGCGATTCATAGCTTTTCTAACTTCGACAAAATATTCGTACCAGTCTGCGGGCGCAGCGTAAGTACCATACTTAAATAGATATGTGTCTGGCCCGGCGACAATATTGTTTCCATACTGCTGTACTACTACAGTTTCCCCTTCTGTTTTTGTGCCAGCATAGCGTAATTCTCCATTCTTTTGGTAAACATGTGTATCTCCATCGCTAAGTATAATTAAATACTTATTGGATGCTGGTACTCCGCTATGATGAGCAAGCATATCTGTACCAACTAGAATACCAGAATTAAGATTAGTACCACGATGGGTATATTTAGAAGGATGGTTTTTTGCTATTACAGTCCCATCTAGTTGCCTATAAATCTTTGATTTGCCATAAAAATATACAATTCCGACATTAATATCATCTCTAGTATCTGCTGCGGACATATATTGCTGTAATAGACGCTCCGCCGCACTATCCATGGACAGAGAAGCATCTACTACAAATACAATATCATATACATCAACGCTAGTAGTTGGTATTTTTAGCATTATATCAGACTCATAGTTTTCATCCAAATTAGTAGCTGTTTTAGTAACAGTCACTTTATTCAGATTAGTATGAGCAATTGTTGGTATATTTACCTCACCACTATCTATTGATATTTCTGGGGTGTACTCGTCACTTTCTATAATTGTCTCAGCAATACTAGCAAATGGCATCATGAGGGCTGTTAATATTGCTAGAAATTTTTTCATTATGCATTACTCCATTACTTGGTTAGTGTTACGGTTACTCGGAAAATCCAGTCTGCATTATCTGCATTTAGATTAAAACTATAGGTTTCGCCGCCATCTATAGAGAACCAATCTCCATCGGGCGCTTTAGCTTCCCATCTATAAGACTTGTTATAATCGGCGGGATTATAATAATCGGATTGTTCTGTAGTAACATTGGCAGTAAGCGTTACTGTAGCGCCTTTCTCTAGTGTCTGATTAGCTTGCGCGCAACTAATTGATACATGCCAACCAGGGTCTGGTAAAGCCATTGTGACATTGGGGTCGTAGCCCTCACTTGTCGCGGTGCCCTCCGACAGAGCCGGAATAACTGCAAAACATAGCGCTAGAGTCATAAGTAGTACGATTAGTTTCTTCATTGTGTATTCCTCCTTTTATTTTAAAATAAGGACGCCAATAATGGCGTCCATACATCGCAGCCAAAAGGCGGTAGGTTCCAAGCTCCGCCTAATGGAAAGTCCGGGTGGTGGGATTCGAACCCACAAGGAGCTTCGCTCCGACAGATTTTAAGTCTGTTGCCTGGGCCGTTCGGCTACACCCGGATAAAATACAGGATTCGTTCGCCACACGTCTATGGTCAAGCAGAGTATTAAGTGAAGTAGCTTTCTCATCACTCCTGTAAATTTGATAGTATAAAACCCCGTATGCGAACTATCATTGCGCTCTAGAAACGCCTGCTTTGCTGTCTCGGGGATCAATTTACGGATTCTTCATCCGGGATTAATTTATGGGATATTCATCCCATTCTTGATTTCGGGGAATCTCCCCTGCGGCCAAGAGAAGCCTTATCTACGGCGCGAGAGGCGTGCTAGGTTCTTGACCTAGCGGGTTGCGCTTCGGCGTAGGGGTGGACCAAGCCTTTCAACTAGCCCAAACGGTAGTTTTTCAGTCATACTGGACATCCTGTAATAGAAAATGCAACTAGTATTCAGCACCATTTCTCGATGCTGGCATCTCCTAATAGGAAGCACGTACTCATTAAGCACATACCACGACTAGTTCCGACATTTATAACGCGCGCGTCTCAGTCGTCAGCAATCGCGCTAGATGAATGGTCTATTTTTTACTTGCTACTGCCATCACCATCGAAAGCGCAAGCTATATATTTATCTAACCCCTATAGTGGGTGGTTTTCGCGTTTTATATACCGATTCGGAAAACATAGAGACCGGTTGTCCGTTTCATATGGTAGAATACATCGACCGGTACGGGCGTCCGGTCGGAACGGCTCATACTACCAAAAATACTAGGCACATTAAAAAAACTTTTAATAGCAAGTTATTCCTCATAGGTTTGCTGCGTGTGCCTATAACATGACACCTTATATTTTATCAGAATATATGTAAATGATTATAAAATTGCTGTCGGTGTCATTTTAATTACCGAGGCCCTCGCATATACGTAATATGTGGATACCTCGTGCCTCCTGTACCTTACAGGTCGGTCTGTCTATTCTGTATACATGCTATTTTAGTATCACTCTTTTGGCATAGCTGCCTCACCACGGCTGTCGTCGCTCACGAGACCTGCGTCCGTAGATAGTATGGGCGTACCATTGCTATCTATTACCACAGCGCCGGACCTCAACCGGCCAGTCATATCCTGTCAATTCAGGCTTTATGTGGTTGAATGGTACCCTATCCCGGGGATGATCCGGGCCTTCGTGCTTGAAGGGCACGCGACTTAACCGATTGTCCAATAGGGCATATCAAAGAGGGCACGTTTTATAGTGCGGTGCCCGAGCACTAACACTCTTTCACCAAATGCTGCAGAGGTGAAGGGAATGTTGAAGTAGCGCGGGAGATAGAGGAGTTGAACCTCTCTAGCGCGGTTAATTGTCTGATATAGGGCCTGCCCCTATTATATCTCTTTGGTATCAGGCCAGCCGCGTGCTAATCCGATTAGCGAATCTCCCATATCTTTCTTACAAATATATTATAATATAATTTTGTAAGAAAGTCAATGATTAAATTTTTTCCCATTCTTCATCGGAATAAGAATTAATTTCTTTTTTGGTCCTTGGCAAATTCATACTGTCGCACCATTTACGAATACTGTTATCTTTTACTCCAAATTGTTTTCCAATTTGAGTAAAAGGCATAGTTCGAATTAATTGCTTTAATTCTTCTCGTGAAGGTCTTTCACAAGTTCTTCTAGCCTTTGCTGCACAACTTGGACAGCGAATCGCGGCAGAATCTATTTGACAATGACAATCAATACAATAATTTAATTTAGCGGTCATTTTATCATTACGCTCATTAATTAATCTTTGCGCTAATTCATTATTGAATACATGCTCTGTTGGAGCATCATAATAACCGCTATGCACTCCTCTATGACAATTCGCGCATAATAAAAAACATTTTTTTACTTCATTTAAGTCGGTTTCAATATCATGACAAGTTCCCTTTGAAGATATTCCATAATCCTTTTTAGTCGGGTCTTCATGATGAAATTCTAATGCGTCTGCAAATAAATCAAAACCGCATATCTGACATTTTCCGCCCAAAACCTAAATAAGATTTTGTTTTCTTCTTCTACGATAATTACTTACATCTTCTGCTCTACTCATAATAATTCCTCCTATGAATTAAAATTATGGCCGGTAATAGGAGTACCTTTATCTCGTTGGTCATGACTCCAACGCTTCCCATAAAAGTAGCACCAACGAGAATCGAACTCGTATTTTCTGGTTATGAGCCAGATGTCCTAAGCCTTTAGACGACAGTGCGATATAAAAAGTCAACTTGTAGCTATCAAGTTGACCGAGGTCAGGCTAGCTAAGCCGTATTAGTTCCAAAGTATTCCTCTCGATTGCACCAAGCACTTTGCCCAGTGCAGTAGGGGTCGAACCTACAACCTAAAACTAATATTTTCCCTCTTCCCAGATCGACCCTGAGATACGGCCGCAACTTCTTGTTAATCATCTGCCAGTTGCCGGCATAATCGCGATACCCTCAGAGGATTTGAACCCCATTATCACCCACGGTGATGTTTTTTCCCTACTTAAACTATCTTTGGGTATAAATCTAGACACATTCATAGTACGTCGCTCTACCAATTGAGCTATTCGCCCAATGGGCGAAGTTGGACTCGAACCAACAACACACGGATCCTCAATCATCTAAAAGAAGTTTGCTGCATGTGTCTATTAAGTCGAAGATGTGCGATTCG